CAAACTCAGCGCGATATAACTCAAACATTAAGTCTCTCGTTTGATCGGGTGTCCAAGTAGAACCATTCTGTGATAAGAATAGTGAGCCAAGAGTTGGCTGCTTATCCACTCTACCTTCTCGCTGATTCGGCCCAAGGATAAACTCGTAGGTTTCAGCAACGTACGCGTTGTATTCAACCGATTCGGCTAACAGTACTATGGCATACTCTTCGCCTGGGGTTAAATACACAGGTTCATCGAAATCAATATCTGTACCACCAAACAATCGAACATCTGCTATATCAGTATCGGGCGTTAATGGCACCACGTTGATATTCGAAGGGGATACAAACTTATTTGATCCAGGGACGATTCGTGTAGTTGGTATGCCATTTTCTACGGGTCGGATTTGTACTTGTAACGGAATCGCGCTATCTTTACTCTCCATGAATACTTTAACATGGGTTAGGAACAACCCATTAGGATTCTCGACTTGATCGATGAAGAACGTTTGAGCGAGAGGATCTATGCGCTCAGAGATAGTTTCTACGATTCGTGTACTGCGAATGGTGCGTTGTACCGCATCAATACGACCGACCGATTCATAGTTAGCTCTCGATGATGAAATAGCCATATCGTCATCGTTGATGCTAACGTCAAGTAATTTAAATTCTTGTTGACCAGTACGGAATGACATACTGGGGGTGTTTGGTACAAAGAATGACCCAATCAATACACCGTTGTCGTCTGTTACTAGCTCTGTAGACCCATTCGGGTGTCCGCTAGCGCTAGCAAACTCACTTCCGGACTCTCTTGGGTTATCGGAGAAAAGTCTAAATACATTTTCTTGACGCACCCATGGCTGCACAGATTGGTTACCGAAGAAGGCAAACATTCTAGTTTTTGGTCTCAGTCCTTCGACCCGGAAATAAACTTCACGAGATCTCATGAACGGCACTACTTCAACGTCAACAACCTGCTCTCCTAAAAACTCTTGGATAGTGGTTTCTACGATTCGCGATGTAACCCTACCACCGCGTCCGCCACCAGTTCTATCGGTGCTGGTTCGACGTACGTTGGATTGCATAATCTCGGGCAGCTGACGTACTTCTACCCACTCATCCGTAGCTGGAGATAATGTCATGTGACCGGTTTGCGTAATTACAGCGAACGGATTGATATTCATTCTGCCAGTGGCCAGTAGCTGACTAGCTAGTAACGTGTTAACATGAGGCAGTACTGCAACATCCCCTTTCTTAACAGCCGAGCTTTGCCTCATAGCGAGACGCACAGAGTTCTCTCTAAACGACGGCATCAACTCTCCACTTGTTGGTTCAACTGAAGCGCGATAATCGGGGTTATTCAAATCACAGAAGTTTAGTGATCTGAAGTTGTCAGCTATGAATCCTGATTTGGTACGGTTATTACCGAGCTCGTCCAATACCGCCAGTGTTGCTGTATCTGCTTCGAGTAAGCTAAGTGTGGTAAGCTCAAACAAGGTATCGATTCGGTCTTCCAACTTTGCAATGTCTTGCATAGTGAACCGTTTGTGCGGAATCCTAGTAGTAGATAAATCATTCTTATCTGCTGTATAAGCATTCAGATCTATCTGGAATAATGATAGCGAACCAACCGGCACTTGAGGTGGACGGGGATCTAGCGCCGCCTCACCTTCAATTATTTGTAGGCGTCCAGTACCAAGTCTACCCCTCGAATCTAGAGTATTAGCTACCAGAAGGTCTATACGCGGTAAGTAGTAAGTAGCGTCGACGCTGATAATACTTTTGTTTCTTGGTAGTGTGTTGATGCTACTCGACTGAATACCATCCGCTAAAATTACCGGACGGAAGTCTAATACATCAGTCAGTTGTATTGTATCACCAGAAGATGTTTTATATGACGGTACGTTACTGTAAATTGTAGGGTACGACTCGACACTGAAATAGTCCCCGTCCCCATGGAAGTAGTGCTGAAAAATAACAGTATACTGAGAACCTGCTTCTGCAGTTAATCCAGATTTCAGTCTAAGTTTAATTGGTCCGTAATAATTATCACGCTGACCGCCATCAAACTCAAATGACCCAGTAACGTCGTTACCTGAAGCATCAACGATCTGAACTAATTTGGTGCCATCAGCATAATCTAACGTGATAGCGGAGAGATCTAGGCTACTGGCCAACGCTTGACGAGATACGGCATAATAGGTATAATTCTCGCCCGTAGTGCTTCCCTCTCCTTGAGTATAGTAACCGGTGTAGGTACTTGCTCTAGATCGGGTATATGAGGAGCTACGCGTATAGTTTCCGACGAATGTACTTGCCCGGCCTGGACCAGNATAAGTGTTAGTTGCCATTCGGGTGAAAGGTAGCTCTAGAAAGTCAGGCTCACCTGGTCTAAGTTCAATCTCTAAAAATCTAGAGTATGATTCTTCTTCCACACGCGTAAAACCCGGCGCAGCGTAAATGCTGGCTCTGACCCTAGTAAAGTCTAGTGGTCGGACATAGTTACCTACGAAGTCTACATAATTTAGATTGGTAGATGTTGGAGCCGTAAAGGTAGTTGTAAACGTGGGCGTTTGAGTGCTTCCGCGAGTATACTGGAATCCTTCAGCATTAAGGGTAGTGATATCTGATGCACCACTAGCTGTAGTAATCAGCTCACCGTTCCACACAATACTTGCGGCTCCAGTTCTGTTTTCCACTCGCCACATTGTAGTACCCTGTATAAATGTTGGGCCTTGTACAGGGGCTACGCCGTCACCAATAGTAACATTTTCTGTTATAGTGACTGGGATTTTAGATCTAACCCTGGGGTTAGATGATTCAAAGTAATATGTGACTATGTATGGAGTCGAAGGCGTGAGCCCAGTAATTTTATTTGATGTTGTACTCCACCCAGTGGCAAGACCTACTCCAGTCTGGAATATTACGGGAAGATATGACCCATTAATAGTATCGGAAATTAGTATTTCACCAGAGCTGTTTGCCACAGCTTCGATTGTACGCTGTGAGGTAAAATTAGTATCAACAATACCTTGAGGACGTGAGTGAGGAAGTGGAAACAGTAACGTGTTGTCGATTCCGCCAAGTAGGCCAGGAACTTTTAATGTGCACGAACCGCTCACTCCAGTGATAGTTGTTACGTCTCTGAAGTTAGACCCTACAGGCATTTGTATATTGAAAAGATAAAGCCTATATTCACCGCCTACGTTTTCAATAGCACGAACGTTTGCAGTCCCCCCATTACCCAAGCTAACTTGATCGAATGAGGTTAACTCGCTCAATCCGGTACTTTGGGTAGGGTCGATGATCACGTAATTACCGTATTGGGCTATTACGCTATCATTGTTTACGGTACCGGTCGCACGAGCGCGCCCGACATCTAAATTAGTAGTACCGAAGTCTAATCGGTAGCCATCGACATAAGCAGTTCCTGGGGTGACCTCTAGATTTAGAGTTAGATCATCCTTGTCCTGCATTATTGTTTTGAATTCGCGGGCTACATAATCCCCCGATTCTTCTTTGGTACGAGTAGCGAGTAAGTCGTTAATGATATTATAATCATCTTTAGCGTCAACTTCACGCGTGATTACCCCATTGACAATCCGAGCTACAAACACAAAGTTTTCTTCCTCTGTGAGAGCGTCGCGGGTAGTGGGAGTCAATTCAATCTTGTATCGGTGAGCACCTGGGGCTGCGGTGTTTGGAAAAGCACCCTGATTATCGTATAGAGTAACGTCTTCTCCTTCCGTAATAACACTTTCCACTACTTGGAATCCAAAGTCCACGGTTGGCTTGGAATTATACTTGTCGATGTAAGTTGATTGCTGAGGAGAGTGAACGAAATGGCCAGCAACGAAGAAAACTCCTTCGTTGACGGATATACTAGTTCCAGTACCCACAGCAGGAACGTCTCCATCTAAAGCTACGGTAAGAGGAAAGGTTGTAGCTCCTACGGGCGTTAATATCTCGCTTGGGTTGACGCGTGCAGGAACACTCGTGTCAACTACTGCAGAGGTGTCGACGTATCTAACATATAATGTTTGAGGATCTACATCAGTAGCTTCATGGTACTCTTCTACCATGAACTTGATTCCCTGCGCATTTTGGTACTGTTGTCCTACAATATTCTCGGGCACCAGAGTACCAGCTTGCAGCCGGATATACTCTTTAGAGTTGTCGATTATTGAGCCACCAGCTTTAACTGTGGCTCCTTCACGAAAGATGTTACGTCCAAACCGCGCTATCTCTTCATGGAGTATAGTCTGCAGCTCATTTAGTTCGCGAGCTTGTAGTGCTTTACCTGAATTGAATAAAACACGATGATAACCGCTTTCTTTATCATAAAAGTCACGATATGTTTCTTTAAATGTCTTACTGGTGAAATTGCTCATCGGTTATCCTAAATTGTAATCACTATTTTAATGTCTTCTTGCTGTTCAGCATCACGTCTAATACGGTATCTATTCTCAATATAAAGTACATCTCCAGAGGTTCGATCGATACCATTTTTAACCTGCTGATCGCTGATCACTCCAGTGACAACTATACCTTCTTGCGAAACACTTTCGCCAGTATTGAAGCTAACAAATCCGGTTGATTCATTTTGATGATAGTGAACCATGTTATCCTGGGATTCATTTACATATGCCACAGCACCCGTTTGCATTCCTGTAATCTTTTTACCGGGCACAAAGGGTGAGGTATCAGCTAGCTGTAATGAAGGCAACACTTTAGAAGCGGTACCCGCGAATGGTATACCTGATGGAGTAAGAGGATTTTTTATCAATCCCATCTGACGGAATGTATTTTCTACAATAAAGGATCCACCCTCTTCGCCATTAGGTTTAATATTGAACATTATAGAGCTGGTCTTCATATCATTGATAGGATCAAAGCCAAGTCCATTAATGTCCGTAATCACAGCACGTAATTTACCATCAACCCCATCGCCAGTAATCACGAGAGTTGCGTGCGTATAGCTGTGACCATAACTAGTCATTTCAACTTTAGTGATTGTGCCGTTATTAATGTAAGCTGTAGCTGTCGCTCCAGTCCCATCACCAAGAACCTCTATAGAAGGGGCATTAGTGAAGCCGGATCCAGCATCAACAATCTCTGCGCGAATAATTTGTCCTGCGACCGCCGCTTCCTTAACCTGGAACTGTAAGTCTTCGATTGAGTCGCCGCCAGCCAGTGACTCTTCTGGAAGATCTACAGGGATCCAATTTGAAGATAGATGTTGATAGATATTTTCAGGTGTTAGCGAGAATAGGAACTTCCACACATAACCATCACCTGTTTTAAAGTGTTGGGTATGATCGACACCAAGAGCACCGTAGTTGGGCTCTATTGTTGAAACGTTGATCTCGCCAGTTTCAGTCATGCCTGTTTCTAGACAGAGGTATACTTCCTTAGCGTCGTTTAAAACGTAAGATGGGTATGGGCTATTTCCTGAATCACTCCAACCTGAGTAGACCATTCCCGACGACCAGTTATACCGTGCGGCCGCAAAAGATGCTCCCTCAACCTTCTTGATAGATTGTAGGTTATTGCGAAACTCTTTTTCCTCCAATATACTATCTACAGGGTTGATCACCGTATCTGTATCGTTAAAGACGTCAGACTTACCAATACCAATATAGTATTCGTTAGTTGAAGCGATAACATCATTGAGCAGGTCTCTTGCGAGATTCCTGCTCATGGTTTGTCGAATTATAGCTGGCATTGTAATATCCTGTTGAAAATCATATGAACTATTTATATGATTTTAATTAGATATCTCCAAGTTTTACTCGGACGTTTCCTGACGCGTCAAAAATGGTGATAGTCGTGTTGTTAATCTCCATGCGTTGACCGCTAGTAGATGACTTAACGTCAATCTGACCGGTCACTGTGGCATTGGATAGTTTAACTACACCTCCTGCTACAGTGAATGGGGAAACATCCGAAGTCCCGTTGAAGATTTGGAATTTATCAGCAACAACCTTAAATGCTGAACCGCCTGTACCATTATATAGCTCTACACCAGCAACGCGACCGTTGTTATCCAAATCCACAAAGTATCGCTGTTCGACTTCCGTTGCAGTTCCTTCAACAGCCGTCACCCTATTGGTCAATCCTGTCACAGCTGTGGCAGACGCCTTACCGTCAACGGCTGAGGATAAAGTTGTAATAGAGCTCTGAACAGTATCAATTTCACCTTCAGCAGTACTCACTCTGTTGGTGAGTGCATTCAAAGCAGTCGTTGAAGCCTTTCCGCTTACTGTACTCGTCAGCGAAGTTACGCTAGTTTGTAATGTGTCTAGCAACCCTGCTTCTGAGTTAACTTGGTTCTGTAGACTATCCAAAGCAGTCGTTGATGCTTTGGTTCCTACATTAGTTGTCAACGAGGTAATATCACTTTGAACTGCGGTGATATCACCTTCAACTTCCGTTACTCTGTTGGTTAATGTGTTAACTGACGCCGTTGACGCTTTGGTTCCTATGGTGGTCGTTAAAGAGGTAATGTCACTCTGAACTGCGGTGATATCGCCCTCGACTTCTGTTACTCTATTGGTTAGCGTGTTGACTGATGCTGTTGATGCTTTGGTTCCTACCGTAGTGGTCAAGGATGTAATATCTGATTGAGCGGTATCGATTTCACCTTCAGCAGTACTTACTCGAGTAGTCAACGCATTTAACGCGGTGGTCGAAGCCTTTCCGTCAACGGTGCTAGTTAGGTTTGTAATACTCTCTTGTGTAGCATCCAACCGATCACTGTCAGCATCAACACGATCTGATAGCGTAGTAACCGATGCTGTCGATGCTTTACCATCGACTGTTGTACCTAAAGCAGTTACGTTTGTATTGATAGTAGAGATGCTACCTTCAGTAGAAGTAACCCGGGTTGTTAAGTTATTGAGAGCGGTTGTAGACGCCTTACCATTGACCGTAGTGGTCAAGGAGGTCAGGTTATCTTGTACCGTATCAATCTCACCTTCGGTAGCAGTAACACGCGTCGTTAAACCGTTCAGAGCACTCGTAGAAGCCTTGCCATCAACGGTTGTGCTAAGTGTGGTGACGTCCGATTGAACTGCTGTGATGTCCGTTTCTGTAGCTGTCACGCGCGTCGTCAATGCGTTCACGGCCGTAGTACTTGCTTTACTGTTATTCAGTCCAGTAACGCTTGTTTCGAGCGAAGTGATGTCCGATTGAGCTGCTGAGATATCCGTCTCAGTTGCATCCACTCGTGTCTCTAATGCTGACACAGCAGTTGTTGTAGCCTTGCTGCCATCGAGACCCGTAACACTAGTCTGTAATGTTGTTATATCAGACTGGGCCGCTGAGATATCAGCTTCATTAGCGGTTACACGTGTACTTAATCCAGAGATTGCTGTTGCTTGTGTTGAAAGTGTTCCCTGGGCATTGGATACGTCAGTTTCAAGTGTAGTGATATCCGACTGAGCTGTTGTAATAGATCCTTCAGCTGCCGTCACTCGAGTTGTTAAGTTATTGACCGATGTTGTTGACGCTTTACCTGAGTTGAGAGTATTGACGCTTGATTGCAGCGAAGTGACATCCGACTGAACCGATACCAACCCATCGCTATCCAAATCCACACGAGATGTTAATGATGCAAGGGCTGTTTGAGTTGTTGTCAGAGATCCATCAATACTAGCTAGCTCAGTCTCTAGCTCGGTTACATCGGATGATATTGAGGTGATGCTACCTTCGGTAGAAGTAACGCGCGAGGTTAAATCGGACAATGATGAAGCGTTCGCCGTAATAGCAGTCCAATTCGAATCTATACCCGACAAGTCAACCGCATTAATAGCCGCTTCCAATTGAGTGAGTTTGGACGCTTGGGTAGTAACGGTACCTTCGGTAGAAGTAACGCGTGTATCTAAACTTGTTAACGCGTCAGCGTTAGCCGCTATACCCGAAAGATCTAATCCAGCAAGATCTGCTGAGATTTGAGTTACATCTGACGCAACAGCACTGATGTCAGTTCCTTGTTGAGTAACTGTGGTCTGTAAAGTGCTAATAGCGTCCGCATTGGCCGTAATACCGCTGAGGTCAATATTGCCCAAGTCTGCAGACAATTGAGTGACTTCACTGGCAACACTTGTCAGACGATCAGAGTCTTGGTTAACCTTAGTGGTTAGTGAAGAAATAGCATTAGCGTTTGATGTTATACCCGATAAGTCGATATTATCCAGCTCGGCTGATAGTGTAGTAACTTCTTGCGAAAGGGATGTGATACCGCTATCATTAGATGTTACACTAGTCTCTAGGGTAGTGATGGCGTCAGCTAAAGCAACTAATGAAGCTCCTGTACTACTGTCGAGTTGTTGCAATCCAGATGTAAGTGTAACCACGTCTGACGACAGTGCCACAAGAGAATCACTATCTTGGTCTACTCTTGACGTTAATTCAGCTAGAGTTGTAGCATTCGCCTGAATACCTGAAACGTCTAATGCATCAAACTCAGCTTCCAGTTGAGTAACTGATTGCGATATGGTGCTAATTGAGTTTATATTGCTTTGTACAGTAGTCGACAGTCCTTGGATAGCGGTAGCGTTTGCTGCTATACCGCTGAGATCGATTGACCCCAAATCAGCCTCAAGTCGCGTGACGTCTGATGCAACGGCTACTAAATCACTATCGGTTGCAGTGATTCGATTGCTCAATATATTCTGAGCGCTGGTATTGGCATTAACGTTTGCTTGGGTGTCAATAAGCGATGCAGAGAGAGCTGTCACATCTTGAGATAGTATTACCAATGAATCGCTATCTTGATCTACACGAGTTTCTAAAGTGGATAATGCCCCACCAACAGCTTGCAATATAGCATCAGAATCAATACCGTCGCTTAACGCCGCTTCTAGAGAAGTAACTCTTGTAGCTACAGTAGATAACGATTCGCTATCCTGATCTACGCGAGTTGTTAGAGAATCTATGGCCGAAGCGTTTGCTGCAATGCCGGATAGATCCAAAGATCCTAGATCGGCAGACAGCTGGGTA